CTAGAAACTTCTTCCCAATCACCAGTAATTAATGCCCATGTTCCAGCTAAATTACTTGATAAATTTTGTGTAACTCCCATTCCTAACCACTGTCCAAATTTTTGCATAAGTGGTCTTGCCAATCTATACCAAGGCAAAATTATAGAACGCAGAAAATATATAATCAACGGTCTTAGGAAAAATCCGAAGAAATCTCCTATTGGTCTTAAAATAAGTAATATACCGAAATTCATTAATTTTAACATTTGCTGTAACATTGGAGAAGCTTGTATTAACATCTGTGCTATTTTTGTTACAACTGCTACAAGAGCAGCTACTCCTATTGCGATTCCCGCTAGTTTTGCTATATTCTTTCCTATTCCACCACCAGATGAGGCTTTCGTAACTGCACCAGCAATACCAGCACCTTGCTGTTGACCTCCACCTACAATATTCATTAACCGTTTTTCGATCTCTTTGATCTTGCTATCGTCAATAGCTAGTCTTATTACATATGCTTGGCTCATAATTTCACTCCACTAAACACATCATTTATCATTCTCATACTTATAAATATTGTATTCAAAACATATTCTGCTGGAAGTTTATCGACCTGAAATTTATCCCATCCAAATGCTAATGCACAATAAGCATAAATCTGTCCACTTATTGCTTTGGGATCTGGATCTGATTCATCCCTATGTTTTTGAAATAGTCCTCTAAAGGGATTACTCTCATAATCTCTCCTAAGATAACACTAACTTCACTCATCGGTAATGCCTTCATTTTCACCAAGTTAGTAGCGGGAAATGGAAGTCCTTCGACTATTGTTTTTGCCAACAATATATCACAGAAATTGTTAAATAGAAAATCTTTTTGACCACCTTCTAATACTCGAACTGATTTGGTTAAAAGTTCCTGAACTTCTCCCCAAGATAAATCTTTTTTAATTTTTAAAGTAACATCCTTACCTTCTACTTTACACGAAAACTCATGTAATGAACTATCAACTGACATATCAATATTTCAGATGAAGGATTATATAAAGCTTTCTAAGTCGGTAATGTTGTTTCTTCATTCTTGGCTACTGCGGTACAACTTCTTGCCTGAAAATCAATATTCTCTAATACCAATTCTCCGGGTTCAATTCCTGTATTACCATGAGTTGAAAAACTAACTCTCTGTAGTGTAAACACTATACTTCTTTCAGCATTTCCACTTGCACTATTTGTTATAGTAACTACCATGTCATTTGTTGATTCTTTATTATTTAATACTTCCTTATTAAATGCAGAATCCTTTACGGCAACTGTTACCTTTCCTGTCATTTCCAATATCTTTCTCCAATTATTTACACTTAGTTTAGTTCCCATTTCATATAAGAGTTGACCTTGTGTATTAAGATTTAAATCAAATAACTGTATAGTTGCTAATGTACTTCCTGTAATTGGATTTGTTATTACTGCATTAGCAAATACATATGGTACTTCTCCTGCTAAAGCTACTCCTGTAGGTGTTAAAAATGCTTCACTTATAGTTTCTTCTCCCCAAATTATTTCTTGTGTAACTTTAATAGTTTCATTAAGTGCCATTTTAAGTGACATAGAAGTACAAATTGCTCCAACTGGTAATCTTATAAAATCTGAATTAACATCATAACCTATTCTTACTGCCATAGAATTTATATCTCTAATTGTTGCATCAACACTAGGATCAGAATCCCATGTATGTGCAAATAGTGTACCACTATCAAGTGCTGAACTTGCTGTACCAAAAATTGATTCCAAAAACCAAGGATTACTTAAAACATATTCTAAAGAACATTTACCTTCTAATTTACCATAAGCAAAAGATTCTATTTCGGGAGTATATAATTGACCAAGTGGCATCTGGTTATTCTTAACTTCCAATCCAGTTAATTTTACTTCTTTTCCAAATAACATTGGAGGATTAACTACTCCACCACCAAATGTAGACTCATATCCATATTCAGCATATACACTAGAAGCGGAACTAGCACTCATAAAATAACCTCACAAACAACATATTTAAATATTTTCATGGATTGAACCTCATAGCATCTACATCTACTGTATATCTGTAAAGATTTCTATATTCCTCATTGAGAGACACTATATTTCCGGGTAATACTTGAATGTAATCATGATTATTTATAGATAAAATAACGTTCTTTTTGAGTATTCTAACCACTTCATTTACCAGTTGAAGAACCCTTGTTTCATTAGTACCAGTTGTTCTTATATCCAATGTTATAGACATATCGTGTAACCAATCATATGTAAATTTCCCAACAGTGCCCCCCGAAATTAAACTGAATATTCTAGGATCTTCTGAATCAATACTTATGATAACTTCGTCATATATTCTTGATCCTACACCTACTGCCTTTACTTTCCAAGTTGCTCTAACATTAGGTACTTTACCACCATTACTTGTCCATTTAGTTTTTATCAATTTTATCATATCAGTTACGAAAGGTAACGAAGCTATTCCATCAGTTTGTGTACTCATCTAGATCTACCTGTAAATTTTATAGCTTTATTTACTTTATTAATATTGCGTGAAAGCTTCTTCGCAAACCTATTTACCTTCCTCATCACTTTTGCAACTTTATTTAAAGCCCTTTCAAATCCACCTATCTTGCGTCTAGAACCCGATGAGATTACTCGAATAATTCCTCTTTTTGCTATAAGCATTTTAATGGCCTTTTTCATAAAGAATTTTGGTTTTATTCCCTCATTTTTTATTTTATTCATTATCTTAATTGTGACTTCTGTTGATTGTTCATTAGGAATATTCAACTTCTTTTCCACCCAATTTTTGAGAGCATCAAAATTAACATTCTTCCCCGGGGGCATACCCTTATCTACAACGGTTGCATATGGTGAATCAACCAAAACATATCTAATTCCAGTAATAATTTCTGGTATTATTGATCTTGACATATCTCTGCTAAAATTAATATCCTGATCAACAAGTACCTTTTTTATATTATCTATAAGTTCTCTAACTATATCATCATCTAATCTATGTATTTCTGCTAAATTAGCAGGAAGAGTTGTTAATCCTGACATGATACTACCATACTGTTACAATATCTGAACGTCTTTGTAAGATTCTATCTATTCTGAGTTGCCACCTTGTCATTATTTTATCTTTATCAACATTCCCTTCTCCCCCGTAGGCAATTTGTGACATTTGGAAATCAGTTTCTAAAATGTTCATGGCGGTCATTAATACACAACATCTTTTTATATCCTTTGGAATTTGTTGGTTTTCAAAAGTTCCACCATATCTATAGGTAATCCTAAATCTCATCTTTGTTAAAATTGTAAACAAATATCCTCTTATATATATTACACCTTTGACTTCCTCGAAAAATATTCTCATGGTACTTTGATCAACCCATCCATTACTATTCCATATTTCAACTTTATCTCCATTTGTCTTATCAAATGGTTTTAGATTATGATGTCTTGGATATATTGGCAAACCTCTTCCCCAATCCCAAACTCTATTTACATCAAAGATTTCAGTAACTTGTCTTTCTGCTAAAAATGTATGTAACGTAATATTATCCATTTCATCTTCATTTGATATGATATAATCATTTATCATTGTAGTATTTGGATCAGTATTTTTATTAATTGTAATTCTAAGCCAATCTGCTACATCGCTTGCTGAACAATATTCTGGTTCTCTTATTAAAGTAAAAGTAGCAGTTTTAGTGGTAGTTCCATCTGTTACAGTAATTGTATTATCATCCCATACATGATTTATAGGAGTCATTGTTGCACTAAAATCTCCCGAACTATCTGTAGTAATTATAGCCGGAACAGTAGGAGTAACTACAACACCAGTTCCAGTTGCATTTATGCCATCTGGAAGTTGATCTACTGATTTGTAGGTAATAGTGATTTTTGTATTAGCTAAGAATCCTAATCCAGTCAGGGTAATAGTTGTTCCAAAGATTCCACTAGTGGGACTAATCGAAAATGTAGCCATATTCTAGTATAAAAACCTATATTATTTAAATATAATTAGTAAATCTCAAATCCGTGTTTTTTACCATGACATTTCTCACATAAAGTTACCCCATTATCCAAATCTAATGATAATTCGGGATATTCAGATTTAGGCTTAATATGATGTGCATTAAGATTTTTCTTAGAACCACAATTTTTGCACATATAATTATCCCGTTTTTTGATAGTTTGTGACCATGCTTGAAGAGCATACAAGTATTTCATACTTGTCATATCAAATTCTTTGCCTAATTTTTCTAGTCGTTTT